CCTAGCAACTTCTACTCAAAAGGCGAAGGACAAGTAAAAGGCGCTGGATCATTTAAAAATTCTCCAGCACAAAACAATGCTGACTTAGAAGCTGCACCAAAGCCAAAAGCAGGTGATGATGGATCCAATGCTAAGAGTCCAGTAGCTGAATCACGCAAGCCAGTCAAGCGTAGAATATAAGGAATCTTGGAGCAATGGCTTTGTATCTCAAGGAACACTTAACTTTTGACCGTGCCAGCATGGTGGTCGAAAGCGTAAGTGAGGGCGATAAGAGGAACCTTTACATGAAAGGTATCTTCATTCAGGGTGGGGTAAAAAACGCCAATGAGCGTGTTTACCCCGTTTCTGAAATAGAATCAGCCGTACAAACATTGAACGAACAGATTACCGAAGGTCATTCTGTGTTGGGTGAAGTAGATCACCCAGATGACTTGAAGATCAACTTAGATCGTGTATCACACATGATAACTACAATGTGGATGGACGGTGCTAATGGGTTCGGCAAGTTAAAGATTTTACCAACTCCAATGGGGCAACTAGTTGCTACTATGTTGGAGAGTGGTGTGAAACTCGGCGTTTCAAGTCGTGGTAGCGGTAACGTAGACGATATGAACGGCAAAGTAAGTGACTTTGAAATAGTCACAGTGGATATTGTTGCACAACCAAGCGCACCCAATGCGTATCCTAAAGCAATCTATGAAGGTATGATGAATTTACGTCATGGTCATAAATTGTTGGATATTGCAAAAGATGCTCAGGGCAACAAGAAAGTAGAGAAATATTTGAAAGAGGAAGTAATGCGCCTCATCAATGATCTCAAAATTAAATAAAGGGGAAACAGCATGTTTGATGCTATCAAGCCATTACTTGAAAGTGGACTTATTAACGAAGATGTAGGCCTTGCTCTAAATGAAGCATGGGAATCTAAGTTAGTTGAGGCACGTGAGCAAGTACGTGTTGAATTACGTGAAGAATTCGCACAACGTTATGAACATGACAGAATCGTGATGGTAGAAGCCCTAGATAAAATGGTTACAGAAAGTTTATCAGAAGAAATTTCCGAATTTCAAGCTGAAAAACAAGCAATGAACGAAGACCGCGTACAAGCTAAACAACAATTGCGTGAAAGCGCAGTTAAATTCAATAATTTCATGGTTACTAAACTAGCCGAAGAAATTAAAGAATTGCGTAGTGAACGCAAACTACAAATGGAAAGTCAGCAAAAACTTGAGCAATTTATTGTTCATGCATTAGCCCGTGAAATTAAAGAATTCACACAAGACAAACAAGCTGTAGTTGAAGCAAAGGTTAAGTTAGTTGCTGAAGGTCGTAAACAACTTGAAGCATTGAAGTCACGCTTTGTGACTGAATCTGCTAAGAGAATGAACGAATCTGTTACTAAACATCTTAAGGGTGAATTAGGACAATTGAAGGAAGATATCAAAGTTGCTCGTGAGAACAATTTTGGACGTAGAATATTTGAAAGTTTTGCAAGCGAGTTCTCAGTTACTCATTTAAATGATAAAGCTGAAACACGTAAACTTATGAATACTCTACAATTGAAAGACCAACAATTAGCCGAATCCATGACAATACTCACTCAATCTAAAAAATTGATTGAGACAAAAGAACGTGAAGTCCGTATGATCAAAGAGTCTAATCAACGTGAAAAAACAATGAGTGATTTACTTGCTCCATTGAACGATGAGAAGGCAAAAGTCATGAAGGACTTACTAGAAAGTGTGCAAACACCAAAGTTACAAAGCACTTTCGACAAGTATCTACCAGCAGTTTTAAACAGTGGAACAGAGAAGAAAGCTAACAAGCCTATTCTACGTGAAAGTGTTCAAGAGGTAACTGGTGATAAATCTGCCGCTAAACAAGAAGTAGATATGGATCAACGTGATAACGTTATCGATATCAAACGCCTGGCAGGGCTTTAAAATAGACATAATTTAGGAGATATAAAATGTCAAAAGTATTATTAGAAGGACGTTGGAACGAGACCAAAGAAGCCCTGTTAGAAGGTCTAAAAGGAACTCGCAAGTCAACAATGAGTGTTATCTTAGAAAACACTAAAAAGCAACTACTTGCTGAATCTTCAGCTGGTACAACAACTGCTGGTAACATCGCTACATTAAACCGTGTGATTCTTCCAGTTATCCGTCGTGTCATGCCAACCGTTATCGCTAACGAATTGGTAGGTGTACAACCAATGACAGGACCAGTTGGTCAGATCCACACTCTACGTGTTCGTTATGCTCAGTCATTAACAGACAACAGTGCTGCACAAACTAGCGTTACAGCTGGTCAAGAAGCATTAAGTCCATTCTTGATTGCTCAGGCTTATTCACGTACACCACAAGCTGATGGCACTACAAGTTACTACACTGGTAACGATACTGCTGCGCTTGAAGGTAATGGCGGTAAGCAAATCAGCGTACAAATTCTACGTCAAGCTGTTGAAGCTAAATCACGTAAATTACAAGCACGTTGGACATTTGAAGCTGCTCAAGACGCACAAAGCCAACATGGTATTGACGTTGAAGCAGAAATCATGGCAGCTTTAGCACAAGAAATTACTGCTGAAATTGACCAAGAGATTCTCTTGTCACTTGCTACTCTAGCTACAACTGAGTACACATATAACCAAGCTACTGTATCTGGTACAGCTACATACGTTGGTGACGAACATGCTGCACTAGCTGTTCTTATCAATCGTGTTGCTAACTTGATCGCTCAACGCACACGCCGTGGTGCTGGTAACTGGGCTGTTGTATCTCCAGCATCATTGACAGTATTGCAATCTGCAACTACTTCAGCGTTTGCTCGTACAACAGAAGGTACATTCGAAGCTCCAACTAACACTAAGTTTGTTGGTACATTGAATGGCGCTATGCGTGTGTTCGTAAACTCTTATGCACCTGATACACAACCAGTATTGGTTGGTTATAAAGGTTCAAGCGAAACTGATGCAGCAGCATTCTATTGCCCATACATTCCATTGATGAGCAGTGGTGTTGTTCTAGATCCATCAACATTCGAACCAGTCGTGTCATTTATGACTCGTTATGGTTACATCGAATTAACTAACACAGCGTCATCATTCGGTAACGCTGCTGATTATGTTGGTGAAATCGCAGTTCAAAATCTAACATTCCAATAAAAACGGAATCAAACTTTTACCCTCGGGATGGGAAGTTTACATTAAAGGCTCTTCGGAGCCTTTTTTGTTTTTGCATAAATACTATATAACAATGGAATAATTATGGCATCAGAACCTTTTAACAGCGTAGGCGGATACACAGTTGGTATACCACCTACGCCGGTAGTTAATAATAGTGGAGTGGTAGTCGGAGATGTTAACACTGATTACGTACTAGCTAACACTGTTCTTACAGATAATTTACGCTATGCAAATGGGGCAAGATATGTACCTGGAAGCAATACACAACTAGTATTTAATAATAGTAATAGTTTTGGAGCAAGTGCTAATTTAACTTTTAATAGCACAACTAATTTTTTAACAACTACTAATCTTAGTGTTACAGGAACTGCATCATTGGGTAATGTAGCAAATGTTTCTATATTAGGTGGATTGAATGGATACTTCTTACAGACTGATGGATTAGGTCAATTGACTTGGGCAGCAGGTGGTAATGGTGGAGGTGGAAACGGAAATCCAGGCGGCTCTAATACTCAAGTTCAGTTTAATAATGCTGGAAGTTTTGGTGGAGATGCTGGATTTACTTATGATCAAAATACAAATACTTTAGTTGTACCTAACATAAACTCACCTAACTTTACTGGTAATCTTACTGGAGTAGCATCAACAGCATTAACAGCAAATACAGTTATTAATAGTTCTCAGCCTAATATTGTAAGCGTAGGAACACTTGTAAATTTAAGTGTAACTGGTGCAGTTACAGGACAAAGTTTTGCAGGAGACGGCGGTAATTTATCAAATATTTCAGCAGCTAATTTAGTGGGCAGTGTTCCTTTAGCAGCACATGTATCTGCTAATGCTCAGCCAAATATAACAAGCGTGGGTAATCTACTTGTGTTAGAAGTTGCAGGCACTGCAACTGCCGGTAACTTAAATTCAAGTAATAGAATAAGCGGCGGTAATTTATTCATTACAGGTAATGTAAGTGTAGGTGGAAACATATCTTTTTCTTCAGCTAACTCATTTTTAGCAAATGCAAATACTATAGAATTTAATAGTGCAAATATAAATTTTGGTGATGCTAGTTATATTCATATATTAGGTGGATTCAATGGTCAATTACTTGGTACAGACGGACAAGGAAATCTATCTTGGGTTAATGGTGGAGGTGGTGGAGGCGGTGGCTCTCCAGTAGGACCTAACACTGCAATTCAATACAATAACGGTGGCATATTTGGTGGTACTAGTCGTTTTACTTGGAATAATTCAAGTAGTACCATGAGCGTAGCAGGAAATTTAATAGCTAATAGTTTATCAATTGGTTCAGGAATTTATCAATTTGCCACAACTTCAGTATATACTGCAACAACTTCAAGCACTAGTGCTAATCAAACTATTTGGTCTGTTCCATCATCACAAGTATCCGCAGTAGAATTTACAATAGTATCGACAAATATAACAGCTAACACAAGAACAACAGTCAAAATTGCATCTACTATTTTAGGTAGTGCAGTTGATTTTAACAAATATGCAGGACTAGAAATTAACGGTGGCGTGGGTAATTTTAATGTTGCATTTAATGCAGGTAATTTAACTATACCCCCAAGTTTAGTACTTAGGGTTACTCCATTATCAGCTTCATCTTGTAATTATAACATGGTAATCACGCAATACGCCGAGATTTAATGGGCAAATGATAAATAATACAAAGGGGATATTTTATGGCACTTAGAGCACTCAATTCGTTAGGCGGTTTCTCAGTTGGAGACAATCCGCAACAAAACATCATTTTAGCTAATGGGGATATTACTTCCAACAACATTACTGCTAATGGGTTTGCCAACATTAACGGTAATTTAACCGCTAATTTTGCTAATTTTAGTGGTAACTTAAACATATCAAATGCTAATGCAAATTGGGGTGTTTTAACTGATAACTTATATTATAGTAATGGCTCACCGTGGGACATGTCAAACCCAGCGGGTGCAAATGGATATATCCAGTATTATGATGATGGCTCTTTTGGTGCTAGTGCTAATTTTCAATTTACTGCTTCTACGAATACTTTACAAGTTACTGGTAACGCAAATGTAACAGGTAACTTAAATGTATCAGATACCATTGTTGGCAATGTTGCCAACTTCAGTGGTAACTTAACTGCTCTAAACGCTAATCTTGGTAATCTTGCTACTGCCAATTATGTAAATGTAGCAACACAGATTAATGGTAATATTGCTAACTTCAGTGGTAACTTAAAAGCAGCTAATGCTAATTTAGGTAATCTAGTTACTGCTAACTTTGCAAACTTTACTAATGACATAGTTGTTCAAGGTAACATTGCTAATGCTAACAATGTAAGTATAACATATCAATTAGACGGTAATACTGCTAACTTCAGTGGTAATATTACTTCTTTAAATGCTAACTTAGGTAACTTAGCTACTGCTAATTTTGTAAATGTCTCAAGTAACTTAAATGTAACTAATACTGCTAATGTTGGTAATCTAAATGTTACAAATAATGTAACAAGTAATTTAATCCCTAATGTATCTAACACATATACATTAGGTAATGTCACAAACATGTGGAAAGATTTGTACTTGTCAGGTACATCTATCTTTATTGGTTCACAAAATATTACATCAAACGCTACCAGCATTGCAGTAAGCAATGACTTTGGTGCAAATAATTTCTTTGCTACAAATAATGTATCAGCGAATGGTAATATCTATGCTAATGCAGGTGGCAGCGCTGGTTATGTTTATGCTAACTTTGCAAATGTTCAAAGCAATTTGTATGTTGGTGCTAATGCTAATATTGTTAATACATTAACTGCTGCCAACATCAAAGATACAAACTTATCAAATACTCAAGTTGTTTATGCTAATGCATCTAACACTTTAACTGGTAGTTCAAACTTTGTATTTGATGATACTAGTAACACATTAAGTATCACAGGTAATGCTAATGTATCAGACACGATCAATGGTAACATTGCTAACTTCAGTGGTAACTTAACATCACTAAATGCTAACTTAGGTAATCTAGCATCAGCTAATTATGTAAATGTAACTAATCAAATTAATGGTAATATTGGTAACTTCAGTGGTAATGTTACAGCTGGTAACTTTACTACAACTGGTTCAGGTGGTAACATCAGTGGTGCTAATGTTGTAAGTTCTAATAGTTTCTTAACAACCGGTGGTACAATAAATTTCAGTAACACAAGTAATGTTGCATTAGGGGCTGTAGGTAATTTACATATCACTGGCGGAAGTAATGGGTATGTATTGACTACTGACGGCACTGGCAATGTAGCGTGGGAAGAAACTGCTCAATCAAATCAAATTTTTAATGGCAATAGTAATGTAACTATTGCTGATCCAAATGGTAATATAACTATTACTGCAAATGCAGGTACTGGTTACACATGGACATTTGCTAATACAAATGGTTCATTCAATGCACCAGGCGACGGTAGTTTCATTGGAGTTATTGGCGCTAATGCTATAACAGCTAACGGTAATGTAACTGCAAATGGTAATGTTTATGCAAATGCAGGTGGTGGTGCTGGTTATGTTTATGCTAACTTTGCAAATATTTCTACTGATTTATTTGTTGGAGCTAATGCTAATATCGTTGACACACTAACTGCTAATACTGCTAACATCACTAATCTTAATGTAGCGAATATTAGTACTACTGGTAATATCACAGCAAACAACGCAACAATTAATTTGGTATTATCTGGCAATACTGCTAACTTTAGTGGTAATGTTAAGTTCAGTGGCGCCGAAGCTAATATAGCTAATGCTTTGTATGTTGGTACAAATGCCAATATAGCTGGCAATTTAAATGTAGTTGGCAATATTGCTAATGTTAATAACATCAGTGTAACAACTAATATTACTTCTAATAGTGGAAACTTCACTGGTTTCTTACAAGGTGCTAATGCTAACTTTACAGGCAATGTAAATGCTGTAAACTTCATTGGTAATCTTGCTAATGGTTCAAGTAATATACAAATTGACAGTGGCGGTAATATTAGATTCAGTCCAGGTACTGGATATGCTAATGCTGTAATTTTTAGTTCAGGTGGTATTGATACAATTGGTAATGTAACTGCTAATGGCAATATTACATCAAATACTGGATTTGTTTCTAACACAGTAACGGCATTTGCTAATACTCCTCTAACTCTTAATGCAGGTACAGCAGCCGGTGCAGCTAACATAAATGTTGTTCTTGTTCCATCTGGTAATGGTACTGTTGATGTCTCTAGTAAGAGAATCACAAGTGTTGCTACTCCAACAGGCGATACCGATGCTGCTAACAAAGCATATGTTGATAGTGTAGCACAAGGATTGAACATTAAGGCATCAGTTTCTGTTGCTACATATGCTGCACTTCCAGCGTATACTTATAACAACGGTACATCTGGCGTAGGCGCAACTATTACAGCTAATGCATTTGGTGCACTAGTTATTGATGGTCAAACAATTTCAACAATAGGCACTCGTGTCTTAGTTAAGAATGAAACTGCTGGTAATGCTCCTTATAACGGTATATACACATTAACAACAGCAGGCGGCGGAGCAGCATATTTCGTATTGACTCGTTCATTAGATATGAATGTAGCAATAGAATTTGATGGTGCATTCACTTTCGTTTCTATTGGTACTCAAAATGCAGATACAGGTTGGGTACAAACAGGTGAAATTGTTACAGTTGGTACAACTCCGGTAGTTTGGACACAGTTCTCTGGTGCTGGTCAATATACTGCAAATACTAGTGCTGGTTTAGAATTAAACGGTACAGTATTCAGTGCTAAAGTTGATGGTAATACAAATCCAACAACTGCGTTTGACGGTAATGGTAATATTTATGTTCCAGCTGGAGCAGCGTTCACGACACCAAATATTGGTGCTGCAACTGGTACAAGCGTTGACTTATCTGGTAATGTATTAGCAGGTAATCTTAACTCTAACGCAATGATTACAACTGCTAATCTTGAAGTTAGTGCTAACATCTTAACTAATAATATTACTGCTAATGCTAGTGCTAACATTGTTGGTAATTTAAGTGCTAATAATGCGAATGTTACTAACTTATTAGAAGTTGGTGGAAATGCTAATATAACATTAACATTAAACGGTAACATTGCTAACTTCAGTGGTAATTTAACTGCACTAAATGCTAATTTAGGTAACTTAGCTACTGCTAACTATGTAAATGTAGCAACTCAAATTAATGGTAATGTTGCTAATTTCAGTGGTAATTTAACTGCACTAAATGCTAATTTAGGTAACTTAGCTACTGCCAACTATGTAAATGTAGCTAATGACTTGAATGTTGTTGGTACTGCTAATCTTGCTAATGTTTCTATAACAGGTAATATTACTGCTAATAATATTACTTCTAATAACATTATAGCAATGCAACAAGCCAATATTGGCAACACATTGATTAAATGGGCAAACACCACAACAACTAGTACTGGTGCTAACCAAACTATTGCATATTATACTATATCAAGTACTGATATTGTTGGTGTAGAGTTCTTAGTAAAAAGTTATGATTCCACTACCCCCGGCGACACTAAATACAGTGTAGCAACAGTGCAGGCAGTTACTAATGGAACGGCTGCAGATTATGCTGTATTTGGAACAGTTAGATTAGGTAATACTACTGGTGTGCTAGCAGTTAATATGAGTATTGTTGGACCAACAGCAAATATTAACTTGCAAGTTACCCCAGCTAGCAGCAACTCTACAGTATGGACTACGCAGTATAGATTGATATAATAAATGGGAACTCAAGCATTCAACGCGGATACCGGGGTTAGCGTTGGAAGCAGTGCTAGTCTTGTAATTGACGCTAACAGAAACGCAAATTTTGCGAATGTTAGCGCCAACCTTGGTAATTTTTCTGGCAATGTTTCCACTAATAGCTTCTTTGTAGGTGACGGTGGTTATTTAACCAATATAAGCGCAGGCGGCTCTAGTTTAAATGTAAGTCAATACACAACTGGAACTATTAGTAATATAGTATCAAATGTAGATAATTTATTATTTGATACTACAACAGGTTTTAGCGTAACTGATTTAGGCAATGGTGATGCACTAATTCAATTAGGTAGTTCATTCAAAACATGGGAAGTCTCAGGGCAATCTAGTCTTGTTGCGGTAGGCGAAGATACTGTACAGTTTATAGCTGGTTCTGGTATAACAATTACTACTAATGCTAGTGTAATCCCACAACAAATCACATTCACTGCTAATTTGGGAAACATCTCAGACAATGAGATTAGTAATGGAACTACTAATGTTTCTATACCAACAGCAAATGGTAATGTTTTTATATCAGTCAACGGTAACGCAAATGTAGCAGTAATAACTGGAACTGGCGCTAATATCAATGGAACATTAACTGTAAGTAACACCGTAACTATCTCAAATACAGCGGGTGGAGCAACAAACATTGCATTAGGTAGTCCTAGTCAAGGAAATCTAGTAAGCAATGCAATATCTTTTACCACGGACTCAACAGTGTCAAACGCTATCGCACAATTAAATACAGTATTAGGTAAACTAGTACCTACTTCTCCTCCTAACTTCCCTGCCAGTCAATCAATAACTATTAATAGTTTGTCATCATATCGTATGGCAAACTATGTTCAAACTGACAATACTCCTGGGGCAAACAAATCAGTAGCTGGTGGCACAACAGTTTCAACTGTAACAAGAGTAGCAACATACACTACAAGCAATATAGCTAACGCTGGCCCAGGTGATAGTGGAACAATTACTGCATTTTTGAATGGTGCTAATGCAGGAAGTAGAACACTTACTACTAGTTTAAATGGAAACGGTGTTTATAGTAATTTAGTTATATTCAATAATGCTGACTACAATACAGTCAATGCAAATATTACTGCTGGGTTCTGGAGTGTATTTTCTTCAAGGGCCGCAGGTACGATAACTCAAGGATGGAATGAAGTATACATAAGAGATTCAGCTACAAGCAATACTAATACTGCAAATTGGTTCTATGATTCAAGTTCACCTGGTACACCTACATTCAGTTCATTAGTAATAACTGCACCGGTATCTCCAACATACACATATTCAAGTACTGTCCCGCATTATGTTAATACTAACAACTTTACTATTGAATTCAACTGTACAAAACTAAGTGGTAATATGTATCCAACAAGTGATAGTTTTGTAACAGGAACAGCAGGTGGTGCATTTGCTGCACCAACATCAGTAACATAC